TTTAATTAGGTTTTCGTAATATACCGTACTTCCAGATGTAGCTAAAGATGCACTTGTATTAAACTGAGATTTAATTGATGCTGATGCACTTTCATAGGTTTGAATTAAGCCTATCTTATATGTAAAGTTATCTAGTCTTTCCTGTGCAGATGAGAAATGTACAAAGTTTGTATAATCTGTGTAGTCGATATTAATCTCTGCACCGCTCTGACTTACCTGATTAAGTAATTTGTAGTAGCTACTAGTGACTGGGTATAGATACAGTTCGTTGTAGTTTAGAAACTCTGTAGGTTGAACTGATTGGCCGTCTAAGTCAGAGGTAAAATTGGGTCCTCTTAGTGTAGGAAATGTTTCTGCTGCAGGTTCTGTTACTGCTTCAACGCTGTAGTTGATGCTATCGCTTACTAGCTCTACTAACCTAAAGTTGGTTTTTGTGAGTATCTCAACCGGTAGTGGTTCGTAAAGTTTGATAAGAATACTTCCATCAGTATCTATGTCGATATTTACTCCAATTAGTAAGGTTCCGTTTAGGAAGTTTAACCTAAACTCGTTAAAGTACGGAACGGTACTAAGCCGACTTTGTAACTCTCTTACTGCAGCTAGAAGACTTGGAACCTCTTCTAAGGTTCTAGCTTTTAACTCTGTTCTATCTGGTGAGATTTCAGAGACGTATAGGGAAACATCCGATATGTTTCTTAAGAAATTATACAGCAGTTGTACACCGCCTTGCGTATAACCTAGTGTCTGACTATCTTGGATGGGATCAATATACAGAACACTCGTTCCGTCTTTACCTGCACTGGCTGAGTTTCCTAGCTCTTTATACCCGGTATAGTTACCTATTAACTGTAGTAATGTATCGTCCTGGCTGTATACGTACAGTTCAATAAGATCAGTATCCGGATTAAATTCCGAATTTATAGTGTACTGATCTACTAAGTTTGTATCTTCAGTAGAATAGGTATTAATTCCCTGTAGGTCAGGAGTTTCTTCAGTGAGTATGTAAGTAGTTTCTGCCATTATGATCTAGCCTGTTGAGCTACCTGTGTATTAAGATTAACAATCTCTAAATTATTATTAAGCAGCTCTTGTCTTAGTTGTGCGATTTCGTCTAGTAGTGGCTGTATTTCGGCTGATTTTTCTTCAGCAGAGTATACTTCTGAGCTTCTTTTGACTAGGTACTCATGGGAGTTAGTTTCTCCTCTAACAGGTACGGTAAAGAATAGCTTGTCGTATAGTCTAAAAAATTCTTCAACAGTATCTGGGTCTTGTACTTCTACCGGTTTAGTAAAAGTTTTAAAAGATGTGTCTACAACCGTATTGAATTTTCTACGGTCGAGAACAGTTTTGCTAAGACGAATTTCTTCAGCCATTTCTCACAACTTTAAACACTTGGTCTTCATCCACGATAACGGTAGATCCTCCAATATCGGTCTTTACAAGCACACGGTAGTACCTTTCTGGTTCTAATCCGTCCATGTAGATGTCAAAGTAGCTACTAGAGGTACTGGTGCTAACTTTTGTAAAATTGGTATCGAAATCGATTACCATTTCATATGTGTTTTCATCTCTCAGCCCCCAGTACGAAGTAGCTGGTAATCTATAGTTAGTCAAATAAACTGAAGATGTAGCAAAAGTACGGGTTGGGTACTTAGGTCTAACTGCTAATTCAAATCTCTGCTTACCTGTGTCTACATACTCTCCTTTATTATTCTTTACTTTAACTACAGCATTAGGATCTGTAATGGTGGTAAGTCCGGATTGATATTCTGAATCATCCCATTTGATCTCAAGGCAAGGAGGGTATATGGTGTGTGTCTTTTCTGAGAAGTAACGTAGGTAGAGTTGACGCTGGTTGTGGTAGGCTGTAAACTCGGCACTACCGGATAGCTTTAGGAGAAATCCTGCATTCGGTACTGCGTTATTATAGTGTGCTAATACCCCTGTAGTTACATTAATATTCAGATCATGAGTAGAGGTTACTGTATGAGACTGGGTCATATTGAAGATGTACCCTGTTGTATCTGTGTACCATGCACCGCCACCTACCTCGCTACTAGAGTAGTAGAATGTAGTTTCTCCAGCAATAGCATCAGAGGTCCAGTTGTTGGATCCGGTGTGCTGAGTGAATGCCCAGGATACTCCGCTTGAATTTCTAGGAACATCTCCAAATTTACCGTTACCAGCAGCCCAGGTTGTTAGCAAGGCACCAGGTACATATACCGGGTAGGCTTCAACAGTGTAGGAGTCGGGTACTTCGTTAGCGCTAGCTAGAGATAGTCTTAAGGAAGCGCTAAAGGCTGTAGCTGGGCGAGTTGAAGAAGATACGTAGGTTCTGAGTACGTCTGATACTTCAGTTAGGTCAAACTGAACTAAGGATCTGTTTACGTGAGAGGTTGTACCGACGTAGTAAGATGCGATTTCTAATATCTCATCCCTACCGGTGTTCATATCCGGATACTGAGAGTATAGAGTTGCTGTTTTTTCAGGGAAAATTTTATATACTGCCATCTTACAATGTTGTTACTCGTCCGACTATATCTACATTAGGAAACTTGACTTCAAAGATACAAGGATCGTAAGAAGGATATACTATGTTAGTTCTAGTTGCTCCTTTAATATCGTACGCATATTGTGAATAATTTCCTCCAACTTTGTTACTAACTTCTACACTTTGTACTGTCTGTACTCCTTTGATTCTATCTAGCAGAGTGTAAAGGCTAGAGAGGTTGATACTTTGATTTATATTCCACTTCTCGATCGTAAAGTAATCCTGCAGAGCTTTAGTACATGCCAGTAGTACATCTCTTCCAGCGTAGTTAGGAAGTACTACAACTTCGTAACTCACTCCAATGTTTACCACAAATGCATTCTTAATATTAACCGCATCTGTTAGTATTTTGTACTGTGAGAGATACGTCTGAAGGTTTGATTTTAAGGTACTACTTGCTGTAGTAAGTCTCTTGTTGCTGTCGTAAGATAGTACGTAAAGAGAAAGTGAGAGAGGATTACTATCAATTATAGTATCGACTGTAGAACTGGTGCTTGTTAGCTGATCCTGTGTTACGTATGTCTTAGCAATAGTTCCAAATCTAGGAGGCATTGATAATGCTCGTACTGCGTAATCCTCTCTTGTTACAGTTCTGAGTTGTTCAGAGAAACTTCTAAGAGAGTTCTGTCGAATTTCTTCCGAATTGTCTCCATCTCTACCTCCATCAGCTGAAGCTGGGTTGTTGAAAGCTAATGTGTTTTCAAAGCCCGGAGTAGTAGCGGTAGCAGAAGAAGCAAGGATTGTTGTAATAGTATCTGAGGGAACGTTAGCTTCTACTCCACCGCCAACCAGGTATCTGATTGTTAAAGTAGTATTAGAAGGAGCTAGTCCGTATGCACCTGTATACATAAAGTTAGAAGGATCGTAAGCGGTATCTATTTTTGATACTCCTATGATTTGATCTCCTAGTCCTACATTGGTAGGATCCGGTGTTATGATGGTGTCGCTTTGTCCTGATGTGCCTGCTCCAAACTGCACCTGTAGGGTACCTGTCGAAGTAAATCTTGTTACAAATCTACGAGGTGCTTTCTGCAGCTGTAATACATACGGCGTTGTGTTTGCATCCGAGCTTACATTAGTTTGCTCTACGAATACTGTGTCTTGTCCTAGATAAGGAACTTCGTACCATTTATTAGTACCGCTATCAGTAATGTCCAGTATACCTAATATATCAGTATCTGTTATATTGATAGTCTTAAACCTCTCAGGAGTAGTTAAAGGTACAGTAACTGTCTTTACTTCCGCAGAAATAGCTTTTACTTGTTTTTTAAGTAAAAACTGTGTTACTGTATTACCAGATGTTGAGTAAATGCTTACTTCAGTTGGATCGTAGGAGCTAGAAAAAGTAAAGTTTACCTTATCTTCTACTAAGAATTTTACTGGTGTACCTGTCGTAGATTGTAGTTGTGTATTTTCAGCTACAGTTACTGCATAACTATAATCGGGTATGTACTGGCCTCCTGCTAGCTTTGATGGTACTCTCTGGTATACATCTAAGATTACTTGAGCTGCTGTGCTTACTTTAGGGCGATACCCCATTGTATACGCTAGAGCGTAAAGGTTTTTACTTTCTTGAGCATACTGAAGATATGTCTCCTGTAGCTGTGTGTCTTGGTAGAAGGAGAGTACATCTCCTACGTAGGCTGCCATCTCCATGAACATCGTACCGGGTGATGTTGGAGAAAAATCGTTGTAGGTGTCCGGGAAGTAGTTCTTAGCATAATCGATCAGCTCCTGCTTAAAGTTGCTGAAGGATTTATTAACGTACTTTATGTCTCTTTCCTCTGCCATTATAGTTCAAAGTTTATGGTAAGCTGGTCAGCTATGTTTGTTTCTCTTACAGCGTACTTAAGTTCAAAATTAACAAGGTTCTGATCATAAATCGGAGCTAGTTTAATACTGCGAACTTCTACTTGCGGGAAGTACAGTTGTAAACCTTGCGCTATAATTTCTGTTGTTGTGTCTATACTCTCCTGTGTTAGGTTTTCAAAGAGTAGGTTTCTAATACCTGCTCCAAACCTAGGATTAAAAACCCTTTCATTTTGCCCGGTTAAGAAGAAATTAATTAAATTTGTTCTAACGGCGTCTTTAGATGTATACGTAGAATGAAAAACCGCTCTTCCGTCAAAAGGTAAAGCAACCCCGACAGCTTTTCTAGGCTGGAGGTCTAATGGGTTAATTCTCTGTACGTTATACGCCATATGGATCTTTCTTCTTATCTGCTTGCTTTACAATTGCTGCTGCTTTATTAACAAAGCTTAACTGGGATAGATCTAGTCCTACCTTGGGGGCTGCTGCTACAGCCTGTGCTACTGCTCTCGGATCTTCAGAGACTGGTTTGATAGCTTGCTTAGGCATGAATGTACTTCTGTCGAACATCTGAGCCATGTTAGCTGTTGCTGTTCCCATGCTGCGGTAATCTTCCGAAGTCATAGAACGGCTAGTCATATTGAGGGCTTCCATGAGGGGATTTCCTCCTGAGAACTGTAATGGCTTAGGTGCCGGTACTGTAGTTTCAGTCTGCATAGGAGTAGGAGCTTTCATCTCAGAGAGTTCTTCTCTGATAGCTTCTCTTACAGCTTCCTTAATTAAACTTTTAAATTCACTAGCTTTCATAATAATAAATAGATTTAGATAGATAGTTGATCAATTCTAAACTTAATTTCGTCAATAAGTACTTGAGTAGATGAGCTAAAAGAAGGGCGACCTTCTAATACCACTACTCCTGACCGGTCTATAGCTACTGCATATCGTTGAGGAGCTACTGCTTGCTTATCAACTGTTTTAATTTCTATAGTGTAGCCTTTGTATGAATTATCAAACTGGGTTATGGGTGTATTAAAAGACTGTGCTAGTCTTCTAAGTTCTTCGTTTTGCTGTAGCTGCTCAGGTGCACAGATAGCTAATACTTGTTCTAAGTTATCTAATAACTGTAAAATAGACGTAAAGGTCCCGTTTACTGTACTAACTACGTAAGTACCTGCTACTACTTCACCGCGATATTTTTGAGCAAGTTCTTTTACGCTTTCTAACCTATCACTCAGTGTTACTACAAACCCTGCAGTTGTAAACTGGTTAGGTACAGGAAGGGCTTTTAAAAGAGTAATGATAGGTGGAGTAAGTGTAAGAATTAGTTGAACTCTTTCTAAAATAGTTTGTAGAGAGGTAGCTCTTCTCTGAAGAGTAATTACAGAGCTTTCAATATTATCTTTTGCAGTTAGTATACGCTGAATCTGTTCCGGTGTCGGGCAGAATTGCTTAGCGTCTGGATTCGCTAGGACTTCTGAATAAGGACTTAGTAGCAGTTTTAGTTGAGGTATAACTGCAGATTCTAAGTTTGCACGGTTGCTTAAAAGTACCCCAAATAGTCCCTGTAGTGGCATTACTTTGTAAAGGTTTTGTTTGACTTTAAACTTCGTAACTGTCCTTTCAGGGTCGTAACTTTTCCTACCATATCTATACCTGCTTTTTGAAGCTGTACGATAGGTCCTCCAGTAGGTAAGGAAATAGCTGCTTGTAGATCTATTGCTAGTGAAAGTAACTGGTTAAGTAGCTCTTCTAATAAAGCGGTAGTTCTATCTCCTAATAACACAGGCTCTTGGGCGTCTTTGCCTAGTTCGATCTTAGAGCTTTCTATAGTTGTAGTAGAGTTTGCATCTATGTTTACAGTGTTACCTGAAAGTCCTATAGAGAGTGGTGAGGAGAGTAGTATGTGGTCGGTAGAAGCGTTTAAGTAAATTCTACCGCTACTTAGAAGTACCTGATTACCTTCATACGCTTTAGTCTCAGTAGGACGTTGATTATACGATGCTCTATTAGTATTACTTTCTGTTAAAGTTACAGCCTGAGTAGAGGTTAGGTAGATTGAGCTAGAGTCTTTGTTAATATCCTCTGTTATAAATTCATAACCGTTTGAAGTCTGTATCTGACCGTTACTCAGTATGATGATAGGATCTCCTTTTGCTGTACCTTTCCAGGGTGTGAGATTAGGTACTGTTTGCGAGAATCGTAGAGATTGTCCGTTCCGTCCTTCAAGTATTACATCTCCCTCAAAAGGTAGCATCGGGTTTATATCTACTTTTTCCTCAAAGTACTCTCCTAGCTTAGGATCGGCGGATGTATCCTCCGGGTAGCCGGTAAAATGCGGGGAGTTCCAAATATTAATTACGTCTAGGTAGTAAACCGCCGTACTTGTAACAAGGTTGTCTAAATTTCTAGATGCAGCTGGAAGGAGTAGTACAATTTCGTTAACCAGAGGAAGGTGTCTGATATGTGACTGTAAAGGAAAGGCAATAGGGTATTGGTCTGCTGGAATTTCGTCAGCAACTTTTCCTAATGGCTTATAATGTATACTTCCTACAGTATCGGGTGAATTTGGATCTAAATTAACTTTTACTACCCTACCGGCAAGAAAGGGCTGCTTACTTGCTTTACGGGTGTTTGCGTTTGCAGACCGTACAAATCCTCCTAAACTGTTCCTAGTATCTATCATTACTTCTGCTCCCCTAGTGCGTTGGCTTGCTCTAAGATTTGGGCTAATTCTTCTGCTCCTAA